TCTTACCCGTTTAGTTACAGTATTTCTGTTGCAAATACTTGGGAACAAAAGTCTGTAACAATTGCAGGGGATACTTCTGGTACATGGCTGACAACTAACGGTATTGGAGTGTACATAAATTGGAGTATGGGTGCAGGTTCAACTTTATCCGGGACGGCTGGCGCGTGGGCTGCTGCAAATTACATAGGTGCGACTGGCGCGGTAAACCTGATTGCAACGCTTAACGCAGATTTCTACATCACCGGCGTCCAGCTTGAAGCTGGCACTGTGGCCTCGCCGTTTGAGCGCAGGGACTACGGGCGTGAGTTTGATATGTGCCGCAGATACTACGAGCGGTTCACGAACTCTGGCTTTTATGCTACTGGTGGGGCCATGTACGCCAATCAGCCGCGATTCTGCGTTACCTACTATCCCAAACGGGCGGTTCCTTCGTTTGGTTCTTCTGCGGCTTCAACGTTTATTGTCCAAGGAAACGGCACAAACCAGACTCCGTCAGGATTTTCAGTTGCAGGACAAGATACGACTAACACTTATTTTTACCCAACAGGAACCACGCTTGCAGTTGGCCTGAGTGCTGCACTTGGCAACGGGACGACATCGTATCTTGAGTTTCCAGCGGAGCTATAAATGTACAAACTAACACCTTTTCAAAATGTGCAGCGTTTGTCCGATGGGGCGGTTATCCCCTTCGACCCAGCCAACACCGACTACCAACAGTACCTCGCGTGGCTGGCCGCTGGCAACACGCCGATGCCTGCTGAGGAATAATCATGGACACGATTGAAATCACCGCCGCCAAACTGATGACGCACGAAGAGATCTGCGCCGTCAGGTACGAGCAGATCAATGCTCGCTTGAAACGCATTGAAGGCATCCTGCTCAAAGTTGCTGGTGTAATGATTGTCGCAATGGCGGGCGTCATCTGGGCAAGTTTACTGCGGCATTGATGCTGGCCCTTCTCGCGCAGCAGCCTCCACCAAAGCCGGTTGAGTATGAGTGTGTGAGATGGATGTACGAAGACTATGTCAAGTTCAAAGTGGTTTGCTTGCAGTGGAGAAAAAGAAATGCTTGACTGGTTCTTTGCCTTTCTCCTTGCTTGCATTCTCTTAGCATCTTTACTGGCATTAGTTAAGCTGGGGTTCTGGGTGCTATGGATCCCATAACAGCATTCGCTGCCGCCCAGGCTGCGGTCGCCGGCATCCAAAAAGCAATCAAACTAGGCAAAGACATTAACGGCTTAGTTGGAGAGTTTGGCAAGTTTTTCGACGCGAAGGATGTCGTCCAGAAAGCCGCCAACGACAAGGCGAAGAAGGGCCAGTCGGACACGTCTAAGGCGATGGAAATCGTTATGCAGGCAAACGCCCTGCGCGAGGCAGAGGAGCAACTTAAGCATCAACTGGTTTACGGCGGTTATCCTGAACTATGGGCGATGATGCTCACGGAGCGGATGAAGATCAAGCAAGAGCGTGCTAAGGCAGAACGCGAAGCCATCATCGCCAGGCGCACTCTGGTGGCCCAGCGTCTGCTGATTGCTCAGATTGTTGGCGGGTCGATTGCCGTTGGGATTATTGGAGCCATCATAATTTTTATCGTCAGGCAGGTAATGTCGTGAGCGATGAGAAGGTCAACCCTAACAGCCTGATTGAGAAGATCCTTGGCTACGTTGACTCCCCGTTCAAACTGTTCGCCATTCTGCTCATGGCTGTGTTTGCCTTTGTCGGTTACTTTGTCTGGCAGAACCAAGCAATTCTGATCGGCGCGTACAAGGAGCAAAAGAAGTTACCCAGCATTGCTGAAGACAGAGTGGAAGATGTGGCCGCGCATCTGTTCAAGAACACAGACGCCACTGTAGTTGCCATCTTCAAAGTCAATCCCATGTTTGGCAACAGAGTACTGTACAGGGCGTACACCAAGCAGGGCAGGGAGAAGGAACACGAAGGTCTGGATGTCGGTCTGTTCACATCGAACCTGTCTAACAACCGGGATGTCGTAGCACTCATGGCCGGCGAGATTCCTTGCGGTCACTACAAGACAGCGCAGTCTGAAATTGGATTGTGGTACCTAGAAAAGGGAATGACCTACGGGTGCCGCATAGGTGTGCCGCCAGAGCCTGGGAAGCTGGTGGGTCAAATCACTGTGGGATGGAAGGAAGAGCCTCCAGATGTAGATGCTTACCGGGTTCTCTTGCAAATCGCATCAACCATGTTGTCTAGGAGTAAACAGTAATGGAATGGCTAAAACAGATTGCACCAACGATTGCCACCGCGATGGGTGGGCCACTGGCGGGGATGGCTGTATCAGCTATCTCCAAAGCTATTGGCGTTGACGAGGAGAAACAAACTCACTGCCGACCAGATCGCCCAGGTCAAACTCGCTGAGATCGAACTCCAGAAGCAGGCCAACGAGCTGGGCTTGAACTTCGAGAAGCTGGCGGTGGATGATCGCAAGTCTGCTCGCGAGATGCAAGCCACCACCAGATCCATCGTGCCACCAGCGCTTGCCGCCATCATCACTGTAGGCTTCTTTGGGATCCTGATGATGATGATGTTCGGTAAGGTGGACGGCAACAACCCGACAATCTTGATGATGCTAGGCAGTTTGTCTACCGCCTGGACAGGAATCATTGCCTACTATTTTGGCTCCAGCGCTGGCTCCCAAGCTAAGACAGATCTTCTTTCTAAATCACCTGCAATCAAATGACCATCCTTGCCCTGACTGAGACCCTGACCAAACTCAAGATCGACCCGTCATGGGCCGAACCTCTAGCGGAGGTCTTCCAACGCTATGAGATCAACACGCTAACTTCAAGACGCTGGAAGAGAACCTTAACTACAGCGCAGATGGTCTGATGAAGACCTGGCCCAGCCGATTCCCTACGCTAGATGTCGCGCAACCCTACCACCGCAACCCCGAGAAGATCGCCAACCGGGTCTACGGCGGGCGCATGGGTAACGGCACAGAAGAGACGGGAGACGGTTGGCTTTACCACGGGCGCGGTCTGATCCAGCTCACCGGCAAAGACAACTACACGCTAGCGGGTGACGCCCTGAGTATGGACTTCATCCATTCGCCGGATTACGTTCTGGTGCCCAAGTACGCAGCCCTCACTGCCGGCTGGTACTGGAACAAGCGCAACTTGAACAAAGAGGCTGACGCAAAAGACTACACCGCCATGACCAAGAAGATCAATGGCGGTGTGATTGGTCTAGATGACCGCATCAAGCACATCAACCACGCGCTTGACGTTCTGATCAGCCGTGCTTGCGTGATGGCTTCAAGTGCGAACTCTTTGGCGTCTGCAAGCCGGCCTTCAATCGCTGCGTTGTGTAGGTCTCTAAGATTCTTTTCTGCAATCATGCATGGATACGCATAATCCACCACAGTTTCAATGTTCGGCTGGTTCATTACGTTCTTCTTCCGTGTTCTGTGCGCCTAGTCGTTTGATCCTGATCGCGTAATCACCAACAGCTCGGGCCTTCTGTCCGGCATCAAGACGATCAAGCTGCCACGAATTGGCTTCTTTAAACTCTTTACACTTTGTCATCTTAGCGCGAGTGGCAATCTTGCTTTGCTCAATCTTGGCCATCATTGACAGGTAAGCATCAGTCCATTCTTCCCCAGTAGTGTGAGTAGAAATAGGATCTTCTTTGCCTGGGGCTTTCAATGCGAAGTTGCCTGCTGGCGGGGGCGGCGCTACAGGTGGCGTGATATTGTCTAGCGGGTTTCTCTGCGCGACAGGGCGAGGGCGGCTGGCCGCATTGCCATCGTCATCCTCTGCTGCAATGCCGCATGCAGCCATGATGGAGTAGCGTCGGGCGTAGGTCAGCGCACTGCCATACCCCTGCGGATCCTGCTTGGAGGCTGGCACATGCAGCTTGCCGCCGCGCAGGGTCTCACCCGACTCATGCAGGAAGACAGTCTCGACGATCACCCCATCCTCGCACAGTGAGGTCTCCTGGAAGACGGCAATGCCGTTGGCCAGCAGGGCATCGTTGACTGCCTCAAGGCAGCCGGCAAGGTCTGTGTACTTGCTGCGGAAGTGCGGGTTAGTTGCAGTCTTTAGGGCCGGAGCGAACTCCTTCTTGGCAGCGACGAATGCTTTAGCGATGCTCATTTGATTTCCTTGATAGTGAGAGTCGATTGACGAATTGAGTAGGCTTCTTTGCCGGGAACAATCTTCTGTGCGGTAGCGCTGTAGTGGCGCATTGGCCACTTGATCTCCCAGTTGCCAGCCTTGGCCACTGAGAATTTCTGCATGAGAGTCTTCAGGCGCTTCTCTTTGTCTGTGATTTTTTTCTCGGAATCCTTGATGTCTGCTTTCATGGCAGCTATCTCTCCAGCCAGCACGGCAGCCTCCTCGCCCAGGTCGATCTCCTCATCCCTTGCCAGCGGCCAGATCCGATTGGCATCGTCGCTATCGGCAGCCGGATACCAGTTCATCTGCCCGGTGGATTGGTAGTCATCAAGACGGGACTCGAAGTCAACAGTCGCATCCCTGATGGCTTGCTGCGTTGCAGCATGGGGCTTGAACAGGAAAATCCGCAGCTCGACGCCTGAGTACAGGGTGCCGATGGCCGCCCACTTGGCCCCGGTACACATCATCACGCCTTGCACCTGGACAGGCCCACGGTACAGGGGCAGGACATCTTCTGGGTGGCCACGGGTGAGCTTGGACTCCAGGACGCCTATGCCATCAAGAACAATAGAATCCCCGTCAACGACATATATGCCAGCACCAGGATCGTGATGGATAACTGTCCCTTCCATTTCTGCAATGGCGTCTGCGCTGGCTCCGAGGGGTAGTGTCGGGTGCTTGAACGCCCGATCCGGGCTATGCCACTTGTCGATCCCGAGGCGCTTGGACATTTCTGCGAGGATCGCTGGCTCCAATGCATTTCCCCAGGAGGCTGCTTCACCTGCGTCAGTGCGCGGATCCTCGCCGTTGATCGCTTTGACGGCGTATTCCAAGACATCATTGGGCTTGCTCCATTTGCTGTGGCCCATCAGGCCAGGGAGTTGGGAACACGACAGCATCCTGTCGTCGGTGAGTTTAGGCATTGACTTCTTTCGTGAGTTTGAGAACGCGCTGTTGGCGGCCAGAGCGGCCAGACCGGGTCAGGCCGGTGTCTACCACCAGACCCTTGTCGATCAGCGCTTTAAAGCGTGCTGTGACGCTGCTATAAGGCAGCCAGGGCAGGGTCTTGAGAACCTCATCCTGGATGCAGCCATCAGGGAACAGGCCAATCGTTTCGTAGACCAGCCGCTCGAGGCTGCTGGAGTCGAGCGTCTTTGCAGACTCTTGGCTGGTTTCGGGATCGTCCTTTCGGACAAGTTTGCGCCAGTAGGTGCCGAACATTAGCGTCTCCATAGTTGGAAGGATTGCAATGCCGTACAAGATTGCACGGTGAAAGCAGTGTAGCACACTGTGGAGACAGCTTCGCACTAGTGGAAACACCTAGTAAATGATTGCTTTGCGAAATCAATTACGGGTACACTCGCCACCCATGAAACCAAAACTTATTCCAGTCATGGTGCGTATCCGGCCCAGCGCCAAGGAGCTGCTGATCAAGGCGGCTACAGATCAACGCCGCAGTCAGGCATCGATTGTGGAATCATTGATCGTTTCGGGCCTATCACCCCAATATTCCAGTACTGTTCAGCGGTTGGAATCAATGCTCAAGAAGGATCTATGAAACGAGAACAAACCCGTGTCGAGCCGACCACCCGTGTGACAGACATCAAGTTCAGTTACCAGCGCGGATCTGATGTGCAAGCTACTTGGCGCAAGTTTGGCTGGGTGCCGCCAAGCGAGGGGCGTCCTGCCCCGCCACCAGAGAAAGAGATTGGCCACTGGGAGCCTATGCGGAGGGTCAAGTGACCCACGAACAAGCAATGGCTTTGCTGGACAGAGTGCGTGATGGCGGCCTGTACCCGCCTCACGCTGTTAATTTTGCTTTGATGATGACTGGAGATTTAATTGACTACGGCAGCGAGACCGAAGAAATTTTGTGGCAAGTGCCAGCAGGAGAGGCTGCCCGAGGGTGGTGTGGATATGTCCAAAGTCAAGTGGGTATGCGCTGCGTGCTGGGTGCGGCGGGCGTCAGCGTTTGAGCAGAAGAAGAAGTGACCCTGACTATCCAGTTCGAAGTTCCTGGCACGCCGGTGGCCAAGGGTCGTCCCCGGTTCGCTAGGCGCGGCAACTT